AAGAGTAACTAAGGCTGGTAAAAAGATGGCTTCTTTAGTGCTTGCAGATGCAGGAAGAGAGATGCATTCGGTTGTTGTTTTTCCTATGCAGTTTGCAAAAGCATATATGAAAATTGAAGAAGGAAATGTTTATAAGTTTGATTTTGGAAAGACTAAGGATGGAACTGTTACAATGAATGAGGTAGAAAGTGTTTGATGATTTAGCAATTCAGTTACACGAAGATGCAGTTAAAAAAGGTTTTTGGCCTGAAGATGTTGATGATATATTTATTGCAAAACAGTTAATGATGATTGTTTCTGAGGTAACAGAAGCCATGGAAGCAATTCGCAAAGACAAGGGTGAGGAAGAAATTACCAAAGAGTTTGCAGATATTTTGATTCGCACTCTGGATTTATATGCAGGAATTGTTGAAGCGGGGTATACTAGACTATCACTTGATCAAGCATTAAAAGAAAAAGCAGACTTTAATAAAACTAGACCAGAAAAACACGGGGTAAGATTTTAATGATAACGGTAGAAGAAGTATTAGCTCAACTTAGTCCAAAACTAAGAAAGACAGTAATGGCTGGAGATACTATTCCAGCAACAGAATATGCAGCAACACCTAGCTTTGGTTTAAACCGTGCATTAAACGGTGGCCTTCCATATGGTCGTCAGGTATTGGTTTGGGGTTCAAAGTCGTCTGCAAAGTCCTCTCTATGCCTTCAGATGATAGGTCTAGCACAGAAAGAGGGAAAGGTCTGTGCATGGATTGATGCTGAAATGTCTTACGACAAGAAATGGGCAGAAAGCCTTGGCGTTGATTCCTCTAAACTTATTGTTTCTCAGTGTCGTACAATCAATGAAATGGTTGATGTTGGCACTAACCTTATGCATGCTGGAGTTGATATAATAGTTATTGATTCTATTACTTCATTGCTACCAGCAATATATTTTGAAAAGGATTCAGATGAACTTAAGCAACTTGAGAATACCAAGCAAATTGGAGCGGAATCTAGAGACTTTAGCAATGCATGGAAGATGCTTAACTATGCTAATAATAAAGTTAAGCCTACTATGCTTGTGCTTATTAGCCAGTCTCGTAATAATATTAGTGCTATGTATACTAGCCAGCAGCCTACTGGTGGTCAAGCTACTAAGTTTTATTCCTCAACAGTTATTAAACTATTTTCGTCAGAGTCAGATAATCAAGCGATTAAAGGTAAGATTCATGTTGGAGATAAACTTATTGAAGAAAAGATTGGTCGCAAAATTCGTTGGGAACTACAATTCTCTAAGACTTCTCCTGGCTTTCAGTCTGGCGAGTATGACTTTTATTTCAGGGGAGATAATGTTGGTATTGATAGCATTGGTGATCTTGTTGATACGGCTGAAATGATGGGTATCGTTGAGCGCACAGGTGCATGGTATGTACTACCTGATGGTACAAAGGTTCAAGGCAGGGAAGGTTTCGTTAATAGAGTTAGAGAAGACTTAGATCTACAAGACTCTATTAAGAATAAAATACTAAATGTCTGAAAAGTTTAAGATTTTTCCAGGAAAGTTTTCTTGTCAAAAATGCAATGAAGAGGTTAACTCTTTAAGACTATGGCTAGATAGTGCAGATGTTACATGGATGTGTGATAAAAAACATATATCAAAAGTATCACTTATTATAACTAGGGAAGACTATGAGCGAAAGATCTGAAAGTAAAAGGATTGGTGCAAAGCAGCATAAAAACTCTGGACGCAACACGCATAAGGGTGATGCTACTTGGAAAAACTTTACAGTAGATTTTAAAGAGTGCTCAAAATCTTTTACCTTAAATAAAGATGTTTGGGCAAAAGCCGTGACAGATGCTATTAGAAATGGAAATGATCCTGCCATACTGGTAGTTCTTGGTGACGGAAATTCAAAGGTACGATTAATGATAACTGAGTTTGAAATAATGGAACAAATAATGGGAGAAGAAGATGAGTGAACAAACAACGCTAGATATGGTAAATGGATTGTCTGAGATAGCAGACTATATGAAGGATGAAGAGCTAACACAGGCTTTGACTTTTATAGCTAAGGTGATTATTAAGCCAGATATACCAGCTCAGGTGGCCAGTATTGAGATTGTAAGGCTACAGGCAATCGCTGCAAAGATGGCTTTTAAAGCTACATGGATGGCAAATGTTGACAAAAATGACAGGGCAAAGAAGAATATATATTACACAGCAGCAGAATCAATAAACAATTTAGTATCAGCACTCAAATATATCATGCGCTAACATGCTATACTTATATAAAGAAAAGAGATAACATGACAAAAAATTTACTAAAGCAAATCATGATAAAAGAAGTTGAGTCACCAGCAGCAATTGATGCTAGAGAGCTTGTAAAGGCTATTGAGGCAGGATATCTTGTAGGGCGTGAGCCTAAGCATACACAGAAGAAAACCTTTGGTCCTTCTACTATTGCCTATGGTCATGGAGAATGTCCAAGATACTGGTACCTTGCATTTGAGGGAGCAATATTTGAGGATAATGCTGACCCATATGCTGTTGCAAACATGAGTAATGGAACGCTTGCTCATGGAAGAATTGAAGAAGCATTTAAGAACTCTGGCATTTCTATTGATTCAGAGTTTAAGATTTTTCATGATGATCCTCCAATTTTTGGTTATGTAGATAACTTTATTAATTGGAAGGGTGAAGAAGTAGTTGTTGAAGTAAAGACAACCAACAACGAAGTCTTTGAATATCGCAAGCGTACAGGCAAACCTAAGATGGGTCATGTTGTACAGATACTTATCTACATGAAGATTCTTAAGAAGGCTAAGGGTGTTCTTATTTATGAGAATAAGAACAACCATGAACTTCTTGTTATTCCAGTAGAAGTAAATGATCATTATCGTAAATGGATTGATGAAGCTTTTGAATGGATGAGAGTTGTTCGTAAGTCTTGGGAAGTTAAAGAGCTTCCAACAAAGAACTATAGATCAAATTCTAAGATTTGTAAAAGCTGTCCAATTAGAAAAGCATGTGACGAAGCAGGAGCAGGTGTTGTTAAAATAGCATCCCTGGAGGAACTGAGTGAAGCTTTGTAGCAAATGTGATATTAGGTTTAGCCCAAAGGTCAGTTATCAAATTTACTGTAGCCTTGAGTGCAGAGACCTTGCTACAAAAGATAAGATTCAGGAAAGATACCAGATAACTCGTAGACAAAAAAGAAAGGGGAAGGACCGTAGATGCTTAGGTGGATGCGGAACTTCTCTTTCTATATATAACGACTCTGGGTTTTGTGCAAACTGTAACGTAAGTGAAAAAGCAGTAAATAAAATGTTGAAAGAGTTAAAGGGATTGATTGAGTATGAGCAAGAATAAGTGGGGTATTGAGTTGAAGCCAGAACGCATCTGTGCTATTGATGCCAGTACTAATAGTCTTGCCTACGCAACATTCCAAGGTGAATATTTAAAAGAGTATGGAAAGATTAATTTTGAAGGAAAAGATATTTATGAAAAGGTTATTGACGCTGGCAGAAAATCAAAAGGTTTGTTTGAATATATTGTCAATGTAGATGCTATTGTTATTGAGCACACTGTATTTATGAATAGTCCAAAGACTGCTGCAGACTTAGCGCTAGTGCAAGGAGCACTCCTTGGCGCAGCAGGTCAATCTGGAATTCGTACTATTGGAAAGGTTTCACCAATAACTTGGCAAAATTTTATTGGTAACAAAAAAATATCAAAAGAAGAAAAAGCTATAATTGCTGCAAGAAATCCTGGTAAGTCTGAGTCATGGTATAAAACATATGAGCGCAACTTACGCAAGCAAAGAACAATTGACTTTATTGAGTTTACATATAATAAGAAAGTTGAAGATAGTGATGTTGCTGATGCCTGTGGTATTGGGCATTGGGCTATAAAAAACTGGGACAAAGCAATAGGGGTTGATAAGTAATGCCTGAGTTAAATGCAAATATTCCGCCAATAGAATGTTATGTGCGTGGAAACTTTTTAAGAGATCAGATAGACAGTCATGATAAATATTTTCCTTGTGTAATTTTTGGTGTATCAAGTATTAAAGCAAGAAGTCCACTCTTTCATTTTATGATGGAAGATGGTGGAATTTGGTGGAGAATGCCAATCAATGCATTTTGTACTAAGCCAGGAGTTCCAGAAGAACCAATCCACAACCTTGTTTTATGGAACTCTTTTAGTTCTCATGTTTCTGTTACAAAGTTTCAAGCATTGAGCAATATGAGAATGTCATATATGGATAGAACACAAACAACTATTCCTGGAACATATTTGTTTACACTTGATTGGCACAGCCCAGAAACAAATATTTTAGATGATGGATACTCTGAAAATCCAGGTCAGCACAAATGTGGTCATGTCATTCAAAGAGATGATGGAAATTTTGCGGTACAGCCAAATAATAGGGTAAGAATTAAAGAGCCATCTTTTGTTACTAAAAAAGACCTATTAATAAATAGATTAATTAATACAAAAAAGTGGGATGTTGAAAGTTATGACAAATGGATTCTTGAAGATTCAGATGCCTATAACTATGATGTTCTTGAGTCAGAAGGTGAATCATGAGTGACAGAGATAGCTTTTTGTTTAAAGAAGAAGAGTCTGATGTGACTCTCACTATAAGAACTCTTGCTCCAACAAAGTGGCTATTAATGGACCGTGAGACTGGTCAGATGTATCAGGGTAGCCCAAAAGGGCACTGGGATAGACTTGATCCCGTTATCAAGGTTGACAAAGAGGTATGATGTCTGCTAAACTTTATACTTCAGAAGTATGGCTAAAAAAGAGGTTTCTTATTGATAAGAAGTCTCCAGAAGACATTGCAAAAGAGTGTGGGGCAAGCGTAGAGACTATCTATGTTTATCTTGCAAAATTTAATTTAAGAAAGAGTAGACGATGAATAAAACACAAAAAGTTCTTATTGGTTTGGGAGTTGCTGGTGCAGTAGGATTGACCTATGTAATAACAGCATTAAAGGGATTGCCAGAAGCATTTGAGTTTGAAGAAGATGATGAAGACTATTAAGTTTTTTATTTATTATACATATTCACAAACTAAACAATTTTTTTGTAAACACAATATTAAACATGCTGTTTCATGTCCATATACACGTATGACATATGTAGATTGTGCAAAATGTTTAAAAAGATTATTTGTGGAACCTGTATATGAGTAATAACCTAAACATAACAGTTGATCAGGTTAATCACCCATCACATTATACGACAGACCCATCAGGGGTTGAGTGCATTGAGATTACCCGTCACCGTAATTTTAACATTGGAAATGCGTTTAAGTATCTCTGGAGAGCAGGACTTAAGGATGAATCAAAAACAATTCAGGACCTTGAAAAGGCAATATTTTATATCAAGGATGAAATAAATAGACTAGAGGGAAAATATGTCAACTGAAGAAGATCTAGTTAAACATCTTGATCAGGTAAACACAGTAGTAAGTGAATATCTTAAGGGTAATGATCCTACAGTAATTTCAAAAGAGTTAGATATTCCACGTACACGTGTTGTTTCTCTTATTAATGAGTGGAAGACTATGGCATCTGATAATGCTGCAATTCGTGCTCGTGCCAAAGAAGCACTTGTTGGTGCTGATACACATTACAGCAAATTAATAACAAAATCTTATGAGGTTATTGATGAGGCTTCTATAACTAATAATCTTAGTGCAAAGACTGCTGCAATTAAACTTGTTATGGATATTGAGTCTAAACGTATTGATATGTTACAGAAGGCTGGACTACTTGAGAATAAAGAGCTTGCAGAAGAAATGGTTGAGATTGAGCGTAGACAAGAAGTTCTTGTTGGAATACTTAGAGATATAGCATCAGAACATCCAGACATCAGAGATCTTATTATGCAAAGGCTATCGTCTATTGCAAAAGAAGGAGAAGTGATTACAGTTGTCCACGATGTTCAATGATTTCTTTGAAGTTTTAAAGGAAAATCATTTTGTTGAAAAACCTGTTGACGCAAAGACTTTTGTTGAGTCTCCAGAATATCTTGGCCAACCGCCGCTATCTGATATTCAGTATACAATTGTAGAAGCCATGAGCCAGATTTATCGTAAAGAAGATATTGTTGATATTATGGGAGATGCTGGAGAAGAATACTATAAAAAATATACAAAGAATGAACTTATTCTGCAACTTGGCAAGGGATCTGGAAAAGACTTCGTATCAACAGTAGCCTGTGCATATGTAGTATATAAGATGCTATGTCTTAAAGACCCTGCAGTTTACTATGGAAAGCCTGCGGGAGATGCTATTGACATTATCAACGTTGCAGTTAATGCTCAGCAGGCAAAGAACGTTTTTTTTAAAGGTTTTAAATCAAAGATTGAAAGATC